ACAAATGGCAAGTAATTTTTCCCAAGGAGGGCTTACAGATATGAACAACCAAACACAGATGGCTTTTGCTCTGGGCGGCGAGGCTGAGACAGTAGACCCTATATCAGGCAATGATGTACCACCGGGGTCACTTCCTGTTGAGGTACGTGATGACATTGACGCTAAGCTAAGTGAAGGTGAGTATGTTGTACCTGCTGACGTTGTTCGTTTCTTTGGTGTAAAATACTTTGAAGATTTACGTATGGAAGCAAAAAATGGCTTGCAACAGATGGATGCTGATGGTAGAATAGGCGGTGAACCTGTTGCTGACGAACCACAGATGCAGATGGCTGAAATGGGAGATCAAGACATTGACGCTCTAATTGATGCTGAAATGAATAATATGAATCAGGGTGGAATGATTGGTCAACAAAACCCTTCTAATAGTATGTATAGTGACCCTAATAAAGTAGATGATGTGATTGCTAAGATTGGCGAAGCTGCAGCGCAGAACCCTGAGATTTCTCGTATGCTAGGAGAAAGAGGTATAGCTGTACCTACAACAGGTGCAATGCAAACTCCAGAGGAAATGAAAGACGCTAATACACCTGAGATATCAGAGGAGCCTAAGATTGCTGCTAATCAGGGCGGCTTGATGGGTTATGCGCCGGGAGGTAGTGTATCAGGCTATGATCCATCTGCTGTACCTACGATTGATATTGACTTTGATCAAGGGTTTGACTCAGAGGCATACCTTGATACTCTTATGGGCGAGGAAGGTGCTACAGGTCAAGTAACAAGTCAACTAGTTATTATGCCTGATGGTACAGAAGAGGAACTATATTGGCCTACAAATATTCCTTTACCTGAAGGCTATAAATCTAAAGTATCAATGGCTATAGATACAGTAGATACAGTAGGGGGACTAGGCTCACAAAGAAGGGAAGCTGACCCTGTACAAAACACTGATCCGGGCTATGATGGATCAAAGTCAAAAGTTCGCGTAGCTCCTAATGTTTTAGATTATGATAAATTAACGCTTAGAGAAATGCAAGTAATTGGAATGGACATAGACCGTAAAAAAGGCTTTATGACTGTAATGCCTTTAGGCAGTATTGCTAACGCTGCAGTTTCTGCAAATTACAAAGCAGGATTAGTTAAAAAACAAAGAGAAATAGATACGTTTGACGAGCCACAGAAAACAGAAGCACAAAGTCAGCTTAATAACTTAAAAAAAGGCGTCCATGTTGACACAGGAAAGCCTCTAGTAGATATTAGTGTTTCAGCTACAGGTCTATTCGGTGCAAAAAAAGGTACAGCTACAAGGGCAGTAATAGACGAATTAAGGGAAATTCAAAGGCGTACAAAACTAGACCCTAAAGTGGAAAATTCTGTTGCTTTAGACCCCACTGACGAAGTTGAATTGGGTGACATTGCAACTACTTTAAAGTTTGTAGTTAAGGATGCAATTTCAACTCAAATAGATGCTACTGCTTCATTATTAGGAGTGGATACTGGTGATATTTTACAATTACCTTTAGGACTTGATGGAGAAGCTGAGGGAGAAGCTGATGGAGAAGATGAGGGAGAAGATAAGGGAAAAAATGTAGTAACCAATGCGGCTGATGACATCGTAGAAAAAATTGATCCTTTAGCCGATGTAGTTGACAATAGTGGAAGATTTGATGAACCTATAAATAAAGACATCCAACTGGAGGTTGTTGATACGCCTGTTGCTCCAGTAGCACCTATGCGTACTTCAACGCCTACACGGGGCCAAGACTATGACGGTAGTAAAAGAGATAGGTTTGGAGAATATACAGGCGTAGACAGTGTAGATATGTCTGCTGCTGGCAAGAAAGCTAGGGATGATGATTTAGCAGAAAACAGAGGTGGCTTAATAGGTAAACGTAAAAAAACAAGCTACGCTAACGGCGGCTACGTAACTAGCAAGAAAACTAACCAGCGAAAGAATGGCCTAGCTAGTAGGTCGTAACAAAAGGAACTAAAGATGCCAGCAGAAATGACAGTGATGGAAAAACCTAAAGTAGCAGGTTTTGTAGACTCAAAGTACAACAACGCTAACGCACGGCGTATTGCTGAAGCAGAGGCTGAACTAGAAGAGCTTACTGCTTCTAGCGAGGAAGAGCAAGAAGAAGAAGAAACTGAAGTTGTAGAAGCTAAAGCGGAGAAAGAGCCTGAGACAGGTGAGGAGCGTACTTACAAGAAACGCTACGATGACATCCGTAAGCTTCAAAGCAATACTGCAGCAGAACTCAAAGCTATCAAAGCTCAACTAGAGAATGCTAAAGAGCAAGGCTCTGTACGTCCACCCAAGTCTGATGAGGACATTCAAGCGTGGGCTGACAAGTACCCTGATGTAGCAGCTATCGTTGAGACTATTGCAGAGAAGAAAGCTCAAGAGAAGTTTAGTCACGCAGAGGATCGTCTAAAGCAGATTGATGAGATGTCTGCTCAAGCTGACCGTGACAAGTCTATGGATGCTATCAGGACTGCTCACACAGACTTTGATGATCTTAAAGAAAGCGATGAGTTCCACGATTGGGCAGGGGAACAGCCTAAGTGGGTACAAGATGCTTTGTATGAGAACCAAGATGATCCTCGTTCTGTGGTACGTGTCATTGATTTGTATAAGTCAGACAAGGGCATGGACACTAAGTCTCGTAAAAAGGCTAGTAAAGAAGCAGCTAAGGCAGTAGTAAGCAAGCGTGGTACTAAGCCTGATACTGTGGACTTGGAGGGTGCTTTCAGTGAGTCTCAAGTAAAGAATATGTCAGATAAAGACTTTGAGAAAAACATGGACGCTATTGCTGAGTCTCAACGCAGTGGAAAGTTTGTCTATGATCTTTCTGGCGGTGCTAGATAATTAATTTAAAATAAACACTTGACACTCATAGATTTACAAGTATAACTATGGGTGTCAATACTACCACTAAAGATAAAGCCCTACTATAGGTAGCCACCTTTTACTTTAGTATACTCTAAGCAAAACATTTTAGTTAAGACCTACCTGAACAATTACAGGCCCGTTATTGTAACGCCACCCTAGAACGTACAGCCTCTTGAATCTAATTGTTTTAGCTTAATTAAACCTAAGCCAAAAACATTCAATGGAGGATATACTCATGGCTTTTACAACCGCAACAGGATATGGCAATTTACCAAACGGTAATTTCAGTCCTATCATTTATTCCAAAAAAGTACAACTTGCCTTTCGTAAGAGTACAGTCGTAGGCGCAGTAACCAACTCTGATTACTTCGGTGAGATTTCTGCTCAAGGCGATACAGTCAAGATTATCAAGGAACCAGAAATTTCTGTCTCGTCTTATGCCCGTGGTACACAAGTCACAGCACAAGATTTAGAAGATGCCGAATTTCAGTTAACCATTGATAAGGCTAACTATTTTGCCTTTAAGATGGACGATATTGAAGAGGCCCATTCGCATGTAAATTTCATGCAACTTGCCACTGATCGTGCTGCTTATCGTCTTGCTGACCAACATGACCAAGAAGTCCTTGGCTACATGGCAGGTTATAAGCAGGGTTCTTTGCACAACCAAGCCAACGCCCTCAATGATGCAGTTAACGGTAGTAAAGCTATCAGCACTGCAGAAGGCAATGAGCTTCTGGGTAGTATGCAGCTTCACAAATCTGACTTTGGTAATATTACCACTGCATCTTCGGGTACACACTCAATTCCTGTGACTGCACGTATGCCGGGGGCAACCTCGCTTCCAACGGCTACTGTTTCACCTGCAATGATCATTGCTCGTATGAAGCGTGTACTTGATCAACAGCAAGTTGACTCACAAGCGAGATGGCTGATCGTTGACCCGGTGTTTATGGAAATCCTTGCAGACGAGGATTCACGTTTCATGAATGCAGACTTCGGTGAATCAGGTGGACTGCGTAACGGTTTGACCGTTAACAACTTCCACGGCTTCCGTGTCTATTCCTCATCCAATCTGCCAGCACTTGGCACTGGACCGGGAACTTCAGGAACTGCTAATCAGTTGACTAATTTCGGTGTTATTGTCGCAGGACATGACTCCGCTGTTGCAACTGCTGAGCAAATCAACAAGACAGAAACCTATCGTGACCCTGACAGCTTTGCTGACATTGTTCGTGGTATGCATCTATACGGTCGTAAGATTCTTCGTCCTGAAGCAATCGTTACTGCCCGTTACAACGCAGCATAAGGGAGTAATAAACTATGGCTACGTTTGATATGACTGTCAGTACTACCGCTGGTGTTGGGGCAAATGTTCTTGCTGTTCCAACAGTTGTCGGTAATTCTGTTCGCACTATTGAAGCAATCTTAGATATTGATGCTATGATTACTGCAGGTGCTACCATTGCTAATGGTGACATCTTCCAACTACTTGAAATCCCTTCTGAATCAGTAATGCTTGCTGGTGGAGCGGAAATCATGAAGTCCTTTACTGCAAGTTGTACTTGTAATATTGACTTTGCTGGTGGAGATGACATTGTTGACGGTGCTGCACTTGATGCTGCTGCTGGTACATACCTTGTAAAAGGTTCTGGCGGCGAAGCTAACATTGTAAATACAGGTGCTGCATCTACTTATGCGGCTGCTGCACTAGCTCTTGTTGGCGCTGCAGATACCATTGATGTTGTTATCGCTGGTGCTGCTGCTGCTACTGGACGCCTTCGTGTCTATGCAGTAATTGCAGATATTTCGGCTGCTCACACTGAGGCTGCTGTAGCTTCACGTGATCTGTTGGCATAACTTAAAGTACACTTAGGGGCTGGCTATACGCTGGCCCCTTTGTCACATCTTAAGGAAGCATAATGGCTCTTACATTTCTTACATTGACTAATGATGTTATTACTCGTATGAATGAAGTAGTGCTTACTTCTGCTAACTTTGCAGATTCCAGAGGTGTGCAGACCCAATGTAAGAATGCTGTTAATGAGTCTATACGTTACATTAATCAAAAAGAGTTTACGTATCCTTTTAACCATGCCACTAATGCTTCTACTCTAGTTCCCGGCGTATCAAGGTATAGCCTACCAGCCAGCGCCAAACACGTAGATTACAATACAGCAAGAATTAAAAGAAGCACCACGCTTAATGCCGCTGGTAGCAACTTAGCTAACCTTGATTACAACGAATACATCAGTAAAGAGTTTGTTAATCAAGAA